TGTGGCTTTTGACACAATGAAACAGCGAGGCTTCAAAGACTTTGTAATACTGCGAGGCGAGCACCTGTTAGATGCCAAGCCTATGCCTAAAATGTTTTTGAAAGAAGATTTAATTAATTTTTATACAAAGGAATAAACAATGACAATCCGATACAATCCAGGACACACCTACACCAAAGAACAGGCACGGTCTATCGCTGACCAATTAACAGCGGCAGAACAGCTCGAGCAGGAAGGTGAACGGTTTACTTTCATTCCTTACTGCGCGGGAGACGATTGCTACAAGGTGGCAGTCTATGATGAAAACAAATTGTTTGTAGCATACTGGTAAACTAACAAAGGAGTAATAACTAATGAGCACAATCGAAGTAGAAATCAAAACAGCATATGGTAACGAGCGCATATACCCTGTAAACGAAGCAGGGCGCAAGCTGGCAAGGCTGGTGGGTAGCAAGACGTTTACGCGGGAAACTGTCGCGCTGGCTAAAGAGCTTGGATTCACATTCGAAGTGAAACAGGAGGTGCTGTGATGGAAATCAACGAGCCACAAGTACGCATGATACTCAATAACTGGGATGATCAGACTGGGGAACGGCTGTTCAGGCTGTTCCTTGAGAGATACACAGTACCATACACGACAGAGAACATACTGGAGTTTTTAGGAATAGCGGAGACACTAACATGAAAAACTTTATGAAAGACTTGATTCTATTCTGCCTACCAGCCACAGTGTGCATCGTACTGTATGCCTACGCGCTGGTGGAGATGGTGTCTTTATAGCTTGACAATGTACCATATGATGTGTAACGTGGACATTCCACAAACAAAACCCACAAAGGAGGACTAAATGAATTGCCCGTATTGTGATGTCAGGTATGCCGAGGAAATAGACCCGTATGGAACAGGCGATAACTGGTATGTACTCTATGAGCCACAGTGTGACTGTGAGCTACGACTTGAAAGACAACCGGACAGCGTGTCAACACTGAAACAGGCTGTGCTGGAAAACCATAACGAATATATTAACAACATGAAACTGGAGGAAAACAAATGAACGATCCAATCTTAAAATGTCTACTTGTAGAAGTAGGAAAAAGCATATCCGAAGTAGAGTACAAAGCACCACGCCACGAGATAGTGCGTGTGCTGGACGAAGCTGCCCAGAAAATAGCAGAGCTTGGCATCAAAAAGAAAGCCTCGCCAGTGGCTCGTACCGCGCCCACAAAGCTCGTGCTACGTAGACCGCGAAAAGCCCTGATGCAGACTGAGGAGGTGCTAGTTGTTTTGTATGAGACAAACCCCGACAACGCAGACCTGTCTGTGCGAGAGTGGCGGGATATTAACAAGGACTTTTTCAATGACTACTATGCCAACGTATCCAATCAGTTAGCCAGCCTGAGTAATGTTTTCTCAATACTTGTGAAGAAAGGATTGATGATTCGCTATGCTAACGGACGCCCGCACGTAGCAACACCCACCTATCAGATCACACGCGAGGGCATCGCAGAGGCGCAGAAGATTCAGGGTTTCAAGGGACTGATGTCTGATGCTTATAAGAATCACTTTGAAGGAGTACGTTCCCATGCGCATAGTCATTAATCCAAACGAGAAACCCAAAAGATTGCGTACTAAATCGCCCTGCATAGGCTACTGTAGCTCCAGCAGTCTAGGCGACCCGATCTGTGTAGGCTGTTACCGCAACGCAGAGGACGTTGACAAGTGGAACACGTATACAGAGCATGAGAAGGTGGAGGCATTGATACGCTCTTACCATAACTACAAAGCGATGAAGGAGGCGAAGGAATGACAGCCTTTAAAATAAGAGGCGAGAAGCTGGCAGAGTATGGCTCTCGCAAAGGCATAGAACACCCTAGAGGCAAGTACCCTTTCGAGGTTGTAGAGCAGGTGCGTTACTTGTACACTGAAGAAGTACCGCTAAAGACCATATCGAAGGTGGTTGATGTACCATTGGAGACACTGAAAGACTGGATATACCGACAGAAGAGGACACAAGCATGAAAACTAAAGAGATGAAATCAGATTGGGAGCTTGAGTGGTCAGGCTACGCCTTTAAGTTTACTGATATGACATACACTGAGGTTTGCGAGCAGATGGACGGGCTGGTTGACATGGCACGATGCAAGGTAGTTCGCACACAGCCCTTGCAACAGCTACAAAAACTACAACCACTGTCAGAGCCTCTAGTAAGCCCTCTGAGAGCTTTGAAGAAGGAGGTATAGGATGGTACTACGAACGAAAGAAGAAGCCTTGTACGCTCTTAGAGAGTCTCTGAGAGACACTGGTGAACCTCACTGTCTGGTGTACACAGGACATGGAGTGATAGAGCTGAGAAAGGAAGCTGACTGTGAGGGGTATGAGGTTGTACTTAATAGTAGCTCTATAGTTTACTCTGAGAACTCAGAGGACAACATACAACAGCCTACCCTTTAATGTTTTTTACTATGTAGTAGGAGGGTAGCATGGAAACTGGAGGTAGTCAAGTGATCGAACGACTCTATGAAACACCAATGAGTGAGTACATAGTACGTCTGAGTCAGGCTTGTGCTGATGTTAGGAGTGGTATGTGTACTCTTGACGAGGCTATGGACTTGTATAAAGTATCTGGTGTAGACTTACGCCAGCTCTACTTGGAGCAAGCGGAGTGGCACAAGTATGTCCGGCAGGACTACTCAGTACAGCCCACGCTGAAACAAATTGAGGAGGACTGAGTGAGTATTCAATTAGCACATCAACCGTGTGATGACTGTGGTTCGTCAGATGCCAAGACGTACTACGATGACGGGGGAAGTTACTGCTTCTCCTGTGAGACTTACCACAAAGCAAGCGATGACGCGCCAGCAGTGGTGTTACCGAAGGCAGAGAAGGAAGGGATACCGAAGCAACCGTTCAGTGACATTCAGAATCTGCTCACTACTGGAGACTACTCTGGCATCACTGAGCGCAAGCTGACAGTAGCAACAGCCAAGATGTACGGTGTCCTGAGTACACCTGAGAGAATCTATTTTGCTTACTTCGGTGAGGACTCAGACCTTGTGCCGATAGCTGCCAAGGTACGTCACCACGACAAGAAGTTTCACACAGCAGGAGACTTTCAGAAAACGCTCATGTTCGGACAGCAACTGTTTGCTGCTGGCTGTGCCAAGTCCATCACCATAACCGAAGGTGAGTTCGATGCGTGTGCTGTGTACCAGATGACAGGCAGTAAGTACCCTGCTGTGTCAGTCAGGTCTGGTGCTAGTGGCGCATTGAAGGACTGCAAAGCGAACTATGAGTATCTCGATTCCTTCGACAACATCGTCATCTGCTTTGACGCAGACGAGCCTGGACAGAGAGCAGCTAAGGAAGTAGCGGAGCTGTTCGGTGGTAAGGCGAAGGTTATCAAGCACCTGAAAGGCATGAAGGATGCCTGTGATTATCTCGTAGCAGACAACAAGCAGGAGTTCAACACTGTCTGGTGGGGTGCAGAGAAGTATGTACCTGACGGTATCATCAACGGTGCTAGTCTGTGGGATGAGGTTAGCAAGCCATTGAAGGGAGCAGAGCTACAGTATCCCTACGCTGGCATCAACGACCTGACCTACGGCATCAGGCTCAGTGAGCTAATCACCATCACTGCTGGCTCTGGGCTTGGTAAGTCACAGTTCCTCCGTGAGATTACCTACCACATCATGAAGAACACAGAGGACAACATCGGGATGCTGATGCTGGAGGAGTCTACACGCAAGACAGTAGAGTCTATGATGTCCTTGTCTGCTAACAAACCACTACACTTGCCTGACGTTAAAGCAACTAAGCAAGAGAGGAAGGAAGCATTCGATGAGACTATGGCATCGGGGAGGTTCCACTTCTTCGATCACTGGGGTAGTTTGGGAGTAGATAATGTCATGGCACGTATCAGGCACATGGCGAAGGCACTGGACTGCAAGTACATAATCCTCGACCACATCACCATGATTGTCTCCAGTCAGAGCAATGGCGATGAGCGCAAGGCTCTCGATGAAGTCATGACTAAACTCAGGACTCTGGTTGAAGAGACAGGCTGTGCAGTGTTCGCTGTTAGTCACCTGAAAAGGCCGGACAACAAGGGGCATGAAGAGGGAGCAGTGGTTAGTTTGTCACAGCTCAGAGGCTCTGGTGCTATAGCACAGCTCAGTGATATTGTGCTAGGCTTGGAGAGGAACGCTCAGGCTGACGATGTGTTCGAGCGTAACACAACCAAGGTCAGAGTGTTGAAGAACAGGTTTAGCGGTCTGACAGGGCCGTGTTGTAACCTGCACTATGACGCAGTAACAGGTAGACTTTCAGAGATTAAGGAGGTGGACAGTGCTAAAACTGATAGGTAAGATCAAATGCTT